CAACGGCAACAAATAAATCTTGATAAGAAACGGAGTTTATTTGATATGTAGTTGGTATTCCTACCGAATAATTCCAGTTATAAATTGGATCCTTCTTTTGGATATATGACTTCGAAAATACAACTTTGGGGGAAGATGTGTATGCATAACCAACACCCGGATCACTTATGGTTGCCTCGTAAATTGTAGAAGCAGCAGACACTAAACCTATCCCATATGATGCAGAAAGTTCTTTATCTTCAGTAATCAAGACTTCTGTAATATTTTCGGATAATCCGTCAGCATCACCAAATATTGGGAAAGCATTATCAACATAAATTTTTGTATCAGTTGGTGTTACTGGTTTAATAAGTGTAGCTACTGGTTTAATAGTACTCTTTAAATCTGGCCTTTGTTTTGAGTACAGAACTCCATTTATTACTTTATCTTTACTTTGTTTTGTAAAAGATAAAGGTCTTATTTTGGTATTATCAGTATTAATTCCAATACTACTATATGGGAATGTACTAAATGTGTCTGATGAAGTAATATTTTTAACTACTCTATCAAACTGTGATATATCTAAAGGATCGGTTTTATTTTCCAGAATTTTTACCGTATCACCTTCTTTTATCACTTTTGGTGCATCAATTAATTCAACATCAATTGATGATCCTCTATAATAAAGAATTGTACAAGTAGATCCAGATTTTGGAGCTTCATCAAATACTATACGATTTCCCTGAATTACGTATGAAATATTAGGTACTTGTAGTATATCATTAACAAAAACTATAAAATTATTAGAAATGTCTAGATCGGATCCCACTGGAGTTTTTAAAGTTAAAGTTTGAATCTCTCCATCGACATTTACCTTTAAATTGAATTTTTTCTTAACATCATTGAATGAATTGGAAATATTTTCAAAAATAATGCATTGTCCTGGATAAAAACCAGAAAACTTATCATTCTCAGTGTCTTCGACTGTTATTATAAATGTTGAAAATCCTGGACCAATTGTTGAATTTGTAATAATTCCAACAACAGATAAAATATCTCCCCTCTTGTAACCAATCCCCGGATCATCGATAGAGAAATTTATTATACTGGAACCCTGACCAACAACTACTGAAACTTTAGCTCCCTGACCAACTCCAGAACTTCCTCCAGTATAAACAACTCCAAGATTGCTATAAGCTGTAGGAATACCAATCCTGACTGTGGGTAGAGAAGTGTTTGTATACCCGAAACCAGAATTGACGATAGTAAATCCGGTAATTGTACCTCCAGTTCCAACAGAAGCCGTAATGCTAGCTCCAAACCCGATTGTAGATGCTATACTTATTGATGGTGGTTGTCTATACCCAAAACCAGATCCAGTAAGTATAACACTAGAAATTGTGCCCGCTGCAGATACAGTTACAGTAGCTGCGGCCCCTATCAATGGTTGATAACCAAAACCAGAATTTATTCCAAATTTAGAAATTTTACCAGATCTAGGTACTCCAGAAATAAATTTAATTGTATTTTGCAAAGTTCCGTCTATAATATAATCTTTTTCGGGCACTTGAACTACATTATTAATAAGTATTATGGGATTATTATTAATGTCCGTGTCATAATTTACATTATTGTAAATTGTTTGAGTTGGTAGTCCATTGGACAATAGTAAAAATTCAGTAGAAGCAACTCCAGTAAAAGATAATGAAATATCATCAAGAATAATATTTTTATCTATCGTTTGGGAAGCATCAAATTGTCTGGAGAATATCCTACCAACAAAACTTGATGAAGTTTCCAATCCAACTGGGCCAATTTTACCATAAGGTGGAGTAGTAAAATAAATTACGTCTCCAATAATATTATAATTACCACCTAAAACTGTGCAAGATGCTCCTACAGTATGGACGCCAGAGGCAGTACCTAAGAATCCCCTATCAACTTCAATTTGAGTAGTTGATGTGAGACCTATAGTCTTAATCAACATATACTCATTGTTAATATTAATTATATCATTTGAAGTCAAAGAAGATATCCCAGATGCAATATCTACTATTGTAGTTGAAGAAGTAGAAACTGGTGAACCCAGTGAAATATTTAAAGATTTCTTAGTAAGAGGTGATTGAATAATTCCATCAATAGATATAAGTACATTAGGATTTGGATCCTTATATTGCAACGAATGGTATCCGGTACCAAGACCAGTCAGATTGAAGAATATACTAGTAGATAACCCGGATAATTTAAATTCATTATCATTTAATTTGTATACAAATAAATTTCTAGGTAATATTCTAGTACCAAGTTCTAACGGAGAAACTTTAATAGTATCTATTGGAGTAGTTCCACCAATATAAGTTCCGGCAATTGAAACTACTGATGTAGATGCATATCCAGAACCACCAGAAACAACAGATACCAAACTTACATATCCGTTATTATCTCTAGAAACATTAAATATAGCTCCATTAGAATCAGCCGGTACATTGGAATATGTGACATTCGATTGAGATGGAATTCTTGTTGGTGATGTAGAAGAAATCTGGAACGATAGGTTATTTGTTGGGGTTGCCCCACCAATATAAGTGCCAGCAATAGAAACGGTATCACCAACAGCAAAACTTGTACCTCCATCAATAAGAGTAATGGAGGTGGACAATGGTTGTCCAGTACCAATAGAATAAGTAATTAGAACACTAAATGTAGCTATTCCAACTCCATTTGTACCCCTAACAGAATTATAGATCTTAAAGGATGGTCCAACTGGAGATAATGTTGTTGATATTCCAGTTATTGATGTAGAAATTGCAACATTATACCCATTTTCAAAGATAGCTGTGCCTCTGTAGTTGTTAACGTTAATTAAAGTTGAAGTTATGCCAGTAACATAAGATGTACTTCCTATTCCAATAGGAGTTCCATTTCCATAATCATATATTAACTCTTGTCCTGTTTGATAATTGTGATTTGGAATTACAAATTTATCATTAATGAGGTTAACAGTTGCAGAAGATGCATCAAAAGTGTGTTTGAATAGTGGAGTACCTTTATTAGTTAACTTAAATGTAGATAATCCAACTACTATGCCTCCCACAGATAATGATGGATATGTAATTATTGGTGCATAACTTGTGCCAAGTCCGATTATTGTGGTAATAATTCCAACATAATTACCAATTGACGTTCTAACATCTGAACAATCAGTACTTCCATAACTCTCAATTGGGAGAGCGGAAAGGCTTCCAGTCAAAATGGCAGTTGTAAGAATACCAACTAGATTTGATACATTAGTTTGTACATTTGAACAGGATGATGGTGAGGTATTGAATCCAGTTATAGGATCTGGAACAATTGTTAAATCCTTTACATTTAATTGATTGGTGAGAGATTGATTAATATAGTCTCTAGCAGATGTAAATGCATATGCAGATTGGGATTCTTCACCAACTAAACCAGTCGTTAAAGCTACTCCAGCACCAGTAAAATATTTTTTAGTTGCATAAATGATATGTTGATTTGATCCAAAAGCAACATCTTCTGCAATAGCGTCAACAATATATCCTAGGTCTCTATAACACTTATTTCCACCCGTTGTATAAGTTCCCACATTAACTGATGGAAGTCCAATAGTGGACCCTGCCCCAATGACGGCGGTGACTATTCCAACTAATGTTGAAATAGTATTTTGAACATCAGTACAAGCAGAAGTGTTTGTATTAGGAATATTTCCACCACCTCCAGCATATGTTGAAGGTCCAACAGATATTGTAAGATCTTTTACCGTAAGATTGTTGGTAATTGCCAACTTCATCAAGTTTCTTGCTTGATCGAAAGCATAGATGGATTGAGTTTCCTCTCCTACTAATCCATTAGAAATTGGTGTTCCATTATTAAAATATTGAAGAACAAATTGTCTAGAATAATTATTACCGCCAGTGAATACATCAGTAGAAACTGCATCAACAAAATATCCAAGATCTCTTTTACATTTTGACTGAGTAGTTGATATTCCTGTATATACTCCAACTGTATTTGACCAAGAAGTGTTAATAATTTCAGTTTTATTTTGCTGAATTAGACGGTATGCATCATAATATCTTGATCTAGAATTTGTTTGGAGATCTCCTGGGAAATAAAAATCGGAGAATCCAATAGCAACAGAAGCTAAAGATTTATCTAAGATTTCTTTACGATTTGCGACTATGAGATTTCTTGCATCCTTATAACGATAAAGATTTGAATTTAATGGATCTTGAATTAAACTTAAATTAAATTGTTGAGAAACAGACGTTTGATAAAGAGTTGGTGGACTTTGATTATTAATAATGTATTGTGCAAGAAATCTTACATAATTATATGCAAACAGAGTTTGTTCACTTTCATTTGCAACATAAGATATTCCCGCATTCCAATAAGCCAGACCGGCTTCGACTGATTTATCATTAGAATTATATTTAATGTCGTGCGATAGTGCATCTACAATATATCCAACGTCTCTTTTGCAAGTAGTTGCACTATATGTTGTGCTCAATCCAATAGTTGGGTAATTATATTCTACAAATGCAACTACTTCCTCTTTTATAAATTCTTTATTTAAATCAATCAAATTAGAAGCATCCAAAAATCTTCCGATTAAATTAGAATCGGAAGAACCAGTAAACTGTTCGGTAATATCATCAATCAATAGTACTTTATTGGTTTTGTTTAAGATATATGATCGTAATGGAATACCATTAGAAATATAAACCAATTCTATGGATCCATCAGATAAAAGTTCATCCTCATAAACATTCGCAAAATTATTTCTACTATACATTGAAGATTCACTGTCAATGTTAACCAAAGTAGACGAGTCATTTGCAGATAAGTTGACTTTCATATTTGTAGATTTGCCAGTGCCCACTTCATTTTGTGATGGTTCTGAATAAATCAATAGATCAGAAAATTCTTTAAATCCGGATGGGTGAATGATAGATTTTACGGATTCTCTCCAAGTGTCATATGGAATTTCACCTTTAACTGAATATGCAAATTTTTGATAATAAAAATTATCCGATAACCTTTGTTGAGAATCATTTAATATACCAACAGATTTATCAAGTAATCCAATTTTATCTCTAGAAACGCCTAATGATGCATTTAAATTAAAAATATCAAAAAATTCTATAACTCCACTGATTTTAGAATCTTCACCAACTAATACATCTCCAGAGGTAAGAATCCCGACGCAATTATTAACTCTTAATAAATTGAGATTATTATCCCAACCATTTTCCATAACAGTTGCGCTAAATTTTTGGTTTGTAGAGAAAACCTTTTCTTTTGACAAATATTTTACATTAGCATTCAAAAACATCTCAAATTGGACTAGATCTCTCTTATTAACTACAGTTCCATAATTAAATGTAGTGTCATATTCGCCAAAAGTTCCTGTAATAACTCCACTTATATCGTATGTAATTGTATTATTACCTGTATTCACTCCCACAATGGGGAAATATGCGTAATCATAGTCAGATGAATTGAAATTAATTGCATCTGGATTTGAAATAATAGATGCAGAAGTTAACTTACAATTTTCTATAAAAATATCATCTCCAATCGCAAATGGGTAATTAAAAGTTGTTAGTCCAAATCCACTACTTATAAATTGATCATTTACCAATTCCAATGTAACTAGATTAGAATTTACTTGAATATCAAAAATTTCATATCCATTTGAATTTCTTATTGGAATTATTTCCAATGGAGAACTCAAATTAGTTACATTTTTTATTACATTCACTTCAACTACAGAACTTCCGGAAATAGAACAAGATAATTCAATTTCTGGATTTTCTTTTACTACCAAAGAAGGACTTGTATTATATCCTCTTCCACCACTAATAATTCCAACATAATCTATAGTTCTGATATTTTTAAGTCCAATTATTGCAGGTGTAGTGAGATTTGGGGAAAGTGTTGGATCAGTAGGATAATCAAATCCATCCTTAATTCTTTCCAGTGTTCGGATTTTTCCAATAACATCAGAAACTATCTTTATAAGTGAACTTTTACCATTAAGAGTTTCTATAGTGTTTACATAAGGCACTTTTGTATATCCTTTACCTTTGAAATTAATTTTTATGTTTTTAATGGGTCCGGAAGCATTTTTAGATTGAGTATAATACGTAAAATTAGATTGAGATAAATTATTAATTTCATCATATGAAAGAATTTTATTATTCTCAATTGAGAATATATTGTCATCTAAAGACGAAATTGTATAGGATCCATTTAGAGAATGATCTTTAGATAAAATATTATTATTTCCAATAACAGATCTGTCCGATGAAATTTGATTTTTATCTGTGTCAACTAGTCCCTTTGCCGATAAACTATAATAAAAACTAGATGGTACATATGAATTTGCAAAATTTATACTTACATATGATCCAGGATTTCCAGAAAGTGTACTATTTTTTGTTATGCCAAATCCATCTTCAACTGTACCTAATATTCCAATTTTTTTGGAAAAATTAATATCATAGAAAAATTCCAATTCCATATCCAATAGACTTGGATCTGAAAGATCAAATTCCAATATACTACCATTTAATACTTTTATGGGGGGGTTTATAAAGTAAAGTTTTTGATTTATTCCACCGGTAGATGAAAAATTAATGTACTTAGAGTCTCTAATGTCTGATTCGTAATTACATAATTGTATTGAATCATTATTAGTTTTTAATACGTAATAAATTCCATAATTATTCAATCCACCAATAACATTACTAGAAATATAAACCACTTTATCGCCTGTTTTTACTTCATAATTATAAGTTGAAGTGTTAATTTGACTATAAGTTGTAGAAACTTGAGTACTACCAAAAGATATTGGATTTGCCAAAACTTTTCTATTAACAGAATCGTATATTAGTTTAATTTCTTTAGTATTATTTGCAACAACTTCTAGATTAATAGAATCACCAGTTAATAAACCATGGTTTGATTTTGTAGTAAAAATTCCAACGGATTGCGAAACAGTGCCGGTAATTTTTGAATTAATAGTCAACAATGAATGAGCGTATCCAACAACACCAAAAGCTTGGTTTAAATCCCAAAATTCTAAGGAATTTAATTGTGTACCAATTCCAGTACTTGTAGTAAATCCAAGAGTGGAAAGTCCAACATAATCTTTGCCCAAGTTAACTGCATAAACAGTTTGTCCCCTCTGCAATTTAAATGAACTTGCAGATCCAACATTATTTACTACAAGAGAGGTTCCACCAACTCCACAATCATAAATTAAACTTTCACCCGTAAAGAATTTGTGACTGGGTAGGTAGATACTCCTTGATGGAATAAATCTAACTTCAGTTGATGAAGTACCAATTCCAGTAATTGACCTTGAAACACCTTCTGTACCAGTTCCAACGGTTATTTTGGGATCAAAAAAAGTTACGGTATTTTCAAAAGTAAAATCTTCTACTTTGGTATCTCTAAACTCAAATTTAGTTGACAACAATACTACATTATCAACTCCTTTCTCGTGAGAAGAGGTATTGGAAATTCTATTGACGTAAAATATAGAATTTTCCTTTGATATACCAGTTATCAATAACGTTTCACTACCAATTCCAATAAAATCATTAACTTCAAATCCATTAATATCCTTAACATTTATGGAAGTGGATACTCCAGTTGAAGAAATAATGTCTATATCATTAGATAATTCTACTTCTTTGTTTTTGACTGTAATATATTTTATACCTTCTAGATTTGATGAAGTTACTGTGGAAACTCCAGTTATAGATACTGGTTGTGTATTTAATAATGAGTGCGGGCTGCTTGTTTTTGCCACCACTATTGAATTTTTTATAATAAAGTTTACATCATCTATCCTACTATTAATACGAGAGTATTCTGTTATTTCATTTCCATAAATTTCAGATATTACTATATTTGCTGGGCTACCATTTGTGCCTTCCCTATTTAAAATTACTCTATCATCAATTTTATAATTTTCTCCCGAAGAAAAAATAAAACTACCTTCTAAAGATGAATCTTCTATTTCAGATACTCTAAATTCCTGTTTAAAATCATCAGATACTGTATCTATCAACTCATAAAAAGAATTTGCAGAGTTTAAATAATATGAACTGACATTTCTAGTTAAATCATTAGAAAAAATATTCAGATCTTGGTTAAACTTGGGTAAAAAATTATCTACAATAGGAACATCTTTAAAATATCTCCCAATAACATATGGATATGCTGGAGAAGAAATATTATTAGAATCTACGAATATACTATAAAAATATGCATAAGTACCGTTAGGATATTCTGGAGTTATACAGAATCTGCCGTTGTATTCATCAAGATCGCCAGACGCATCATATACGTAATCATCCACAAAGTATCCAGATGGTTTAGATTCTGGTCTTAGTAGTGCATTAGTTTCTCTATTTAATATATAACTAGAAACCATCCTTCTAATTCCACCAAAACCATTTGGGTTTTCATATCCATAAGGACCATATATGGGATTTCCGTCATAAGCAAATCCCAAAATAGGTGAGTGTTTTGGTGTCCCAGAAGTGTCCTCTAAATTATTATTTGTAAAATTATCTAAAGTTTTATATCTTAATTTTTTAGGAATATAAAAATTAACAAATTGCAATCCTAGATTTGGATTTTTATTTGGATACAATACCCCGTCATCTTCATTCGAAATTATATTTTCAGATTTTACCACCTGATTTATAGACCATTTGCGAACATTTGCTAAAAATTTTGCTTTTGTTCCACGATTTATTAAAGTAACTGTTGTATTTGAAGATGCATATCCCACCCCAGAGTTAATGATATTCAAAGCAGATAATCTTCCGTCATTGGATATAATTGGAACTATCTCTGCAAAATTACCGTCTCCTTCAATAATTATATCCGAATCTCTCCTATAACCTCTCCCACTACTAACAATTTTTACATCTACAATAGATCCATCTAGTACAATTGGTTTTAAAACAACTTCAGATCTAATACTACTTATCCCAACATCAGGTCTTCTGTGAAAATTAATTATTTCTGCAGTTCCATATCCCGATCCACCATTTTCCAAATGAACATCAGTAATTTGACCAAGAACAATTGGTTCAAATACAGGTTCAATAACTGTAGTAGAACCGATAGAAATTGACTCTACCTGAACCGTAATTGGTGGATAAGAAATTGTATGTGTACCGACTCCAGTATTTGAAAAAGAAATATATTTTTTATCCAAATAATTTTGATCACTTAGGGTAGTACCAATGCCAGCTAACGATAATTTAAATTTGTTAACATCAACTACACTAACATAATAATTTAATTGTGTGGATAATCCAGAAATAACCGTATTAGTAGTAGAGTACTCAACTAGGTCTCCATTCTTGAATCCGTGATTTTTTGCAAACAAATAAGAATCAAAAGTATTAATACCAACAGTATTATTATCAAATGAAAGTACAGAAGGAATTTTTACAGACCTATTTGAATATCCACTCCCGGATTCTTTAACATAAACTTTGGTAATTGTATTTTTATTTTTTAAACTTTCAAAATAATGAGTTCCGGAAGAAATTCCAACCAAATTTATTGCGTTAGTTTTTAAAATAGAATCAGATAGATTCTCATAAATTTGAACTGTATTTGTATTTGGATTTTGAATACCAATAAAATAGTGAGATCCATCCACCAATCCATTTATATTTGCATTTCCATTGGTATTATAAATTACTTCTTCAGAATCTCTGAATACAATTCTATCCAAAAATTGTATGGTGTCAGTCAATGGATTTACATTAATCTCCGCACTAAAAGTATTGGAAACTCTTGAACTTACTAGGTTACTTTCTAGAACACAACCACTACCATTACCTCCAGATATTGTAATTTTTGGTTTTTCTTTATATCCTACTCCAGGAGAAATAATTTTAACTTCTCTAACTTCACCAACAATATTTGGAAAAGCTTTTGCTCCAGTACCATTTATATCAATAATATCAATTGTTGGTGTATTAATTATGTCATAATCCTCCCCATTATTGGTAACTTCAATTTCTTCCAATTGTCCATAAAATACATTTTCATCAAAAACACTTGGAGATAATAGTTCAACTCCATTAACTAAAAGACCCAATTCTCTATTATTTGTGATTCTCAGATTAATATCATCAAAACTCGAATATTCTTTCTTGAAATTAAACTTTTTAAGAAGTTTTTGATTTTTTAATAATTTATTTTGATATCCATTTTTAATTATAAGAGCACTTGATATACCAATACTTGTCTGGGAATTTACTACTTCAATATATTTTTCCGAAAAAATATCAGATTTACTGTAGGATAATGAAATATGATTTGAATCTAAATTACTTACATAATACAATCCAGTAGATATTCCAGATGTATCAGAAGATAATGGATAATAATATGTTAATTCTCCAGTAGTGTATGGATGATTTTCACATACAAAAATATTTGTAGATCCAATGGCAGAAATATTTTGTTGATTATTAGTAGTAAAAAGTGTATAATTTGGAAAACCGGTTGAGGTTACATAAAAATACTCTTCCTTGGAATCCGTATACGTATTCTGTACTCCAGATGGTATTGAATTCAATTCACTAAGATATCCAGAATTGCCCAAATAATGATTAGATTTATATATTTTTTTGCCTATTTTTTCAACATTAGTAGGATCAAATCCACTATCTAGTATTTGAACTTCAATTTGATTTGAAAGTTTATTGCCTTCATTAAAAATAATATTAACTATATTTGCGTTAAATCTATTGCCACTACTATCTTCAATATATAAATTCTCATCCAATTCAAAATAAACAAAATCAAATAGTAATATTCTATATTGATTGGGACTAATTAAATTTATTTGAGATATGTTATGTTTTGTTGGAAGATTATATATCCAATTAGAAAATTCATTTTTAATACTTAAATCTTTTCCAAATCCAGATAATTGAATTTTATCGCCAACCAGTAAATTTGATGTTTTTGAAGTATCAATTTGATCAATTATATTTACAATTCTAAATTCAACTTTAGATGTATTACCTACGCCAATATAACTATATGCAAATTTTTCTTCTTTAATATCTAATCCAAATTTTAATTCTTTTGTTACTCCGGTTACTCCTAAAAATTGATTAATAGTTTTATCTGTATATTGAATCTGAATAAAATTTGAATTCTCTGGTTGAATAATAATTGTTCCAGATTCTGAAAATCCAACTGTAGAATCTACTAAAATGGTGTTAGACCCAACTGGAGCAGTTTCTAAAATTCTAGTTTTTCCCGATACCTGAAAATTATTGTTAAATGAGGTGGAGTCTAAAGATATTTCATAAAATTCTTTTTTATTAATCGGTCTATACTCTACATTATAGATAGACGCACTTGCAGTTCCTATACCACTAATATCTTGATATAAAAAATTACCTTTAATATCAACGGCTCTTCCACCAGAAATTTTTTCTACAAGTATATTTTTGGTAGTAAAATATACGTTTGAAGATGGTATTAATGCAAAATCTTGCGGTTTTATAATTTCAATATCTTTTCCATAAAGAATTTTGAATAATAATTTATAAGAACTATCCGTACCTTTGGAAGCATAAAAAGTTCTAATCCCTTGTACGACATTTTCAATTGATATATTTTCGTTAAAATTTCTTCCCTCAAATCCAGGCAAAAATTCATATTTAAATTTATCAAAAAATTCTATTAAGAATAAATTACTTAAATTAGTTACGGTGGAAGATGTTTGGTGTTCTACCGCAGATGTTGTGGAAAAATTTAAAAACTGCGAGTTGTTGTCGGCTTGTATTGCATCAATTCCACTAAATCCCCTATAGCAATCTACAAAACTTGTCGCGGTCTTTGACTTATATGTAATAATTTCATCATCGATCTTCAACAATCCATATCTTTCTGGCCAAGATTTTGTTGATTCTACATTAATTGTAGAATCAAAAGACAAAACCTCCGATGTAAGAGTAGTTGAAGATGTCAAAGACTCATTATTAAATTGGGAAATTGTTTTATATTTGTTTATATTATTAGCAAGATCCAGAGTACCGGATTGAATTTCTAAAGAAAGGTAATAACTCTTTAAAAATTCTACAAATAGAGGATACTCCTCATTTATAAAATCTGGAATTTGTGATTCAATAATGGAATCAATTTTAACTCTTTTGATCTCTGACATTTTATCTCGTATACTTTCCGTTTAGGTAACTTGATGTTGAAACAAATTGTGTAGCCGAAGAATTTTCACCAGAAGTGATAATATCTTCTATTGTATTTACCACAGATTTTTGAACGTCTACTTGAAGGTAAAGTTCCTTCAATCCAACAATATCATTGGATTCTGGAGCTGCTTGAACTTCAATAACTCCAGTAGATAGTGAAGTTCCTGTTATTTTCACCACATCCAAATCAACTTGTGCAATGACATAATCAATTCTTCCTGCAAAATTTTTAACAATGACTGGTAGATTATTTTCAAGTTTAAAGAAAAATATTTTTCCTGTTTTATAATCTGGATCAGGTAAATCTGCCATATAAAGAGTTTCATTGATGCCATCAATTGTGAACCCAGTTGATTTTATAGAATATCCTTCAGTTTTTGGATGAATTTTATTTCCAAAACAGAATGAGTATGTAGCAAAAGTATTAATTTCGGGAAATATATCCCTTCTCATTTTAATTTTTGTTATGTTAGACGTGATTGATTTTTCTGTGTCATCAATTAATGCAGAAATTTTACTGTACTTGAATCTGCCACCAAAACTATTTACGTCACTAGATTTAGAATATGTTGAGAAGGTATTTAAAACTTTAGTTTTTATTAGTTCTGGATTATTGGAAAAATTTGAATTATAATAAATTGTCGCATCAATTTCAATATAAAGATAATTTAGATCAATAATTTCAGGTTTAATACCGGCAATAGAATATTGTTTTAATGATCGAATAATATCCTGTTTAGTAATTTGCGAAAGAAACGTACCATTTCTAGGTTTAATTGCAATAAAAACTTTTCCATACTGTGGTGGATCTAATTCTTCACCACCATAGGATGTTACCGAATCAACGTTATCGTAAATATATGGAATGATTGCTTTATAGTCGTTAGAAGTTACTGCACGATATTGCGATGCATAAACTCTTGGAGCAAGATATTTTATGGAATCAATGGATTCTATATCACCACCAAATTCAGATTTTGTTTGAGTAAAAATTAAAGAAACACCAGTATTAACGGTTTTCCCACTATTATCTTTTAATATACCAGAGAATGTAAAATTAAAAGCTCCATTACCTAAAGAACCATTAGTAACAATGTAGGAAACTTCTATCCTACTTCCTCCCGTAGGTTTTTTGCCAATAATTCCATCACCAAATAAAATTTGATATTTTTGATTTTCAATTTCTTGAACTAGAAAAAATCTTGTGTCCGAGTTTACATTTAAAATATTATCATACGTATTATAAATCTCGGTCGTTTGATCAATTACTTTTACTCGGATACTAGCAGTATCAATATTTGTATTTGGTAATACGTACTTTTGATTTGTCTGAGAAGAATCTACAACAAAAGTACTAGTCAAATAAACTCCTTCATATATCTCTAGATTATCAAATGTTGCTATTTGATCGTCTACTGGTACAGTTATGTCATCTGGAATTGAAAAGATATAACTACCACCAGAAACTGCACCTAAAGCAACTTGTCCTGCAGATAATTTTAAAGTTCTTACAACAGTTGAATTTTGATTTTGGTAATCAGTCAAATCAACGGTAAAAGATACTTTTGATTTGGAAGATTTTTTAGATCTTGGAACGTATCCAATATTTCGTGCAAGGGAGACTACATTTTCTCGAAGAGTTGCACTATCTAAAAATACTTCATTTACCGTCATATTTGTATTATATGCGGTAATGTAGCTGTTGTAAGCTAATAAATCAACCAATACAGAAAAATTGGATCCATCAAAATCAAAATCAGTAAAATTACTGTTTGTTCTGAGATAATCTTTAATCTGTGTTTTTAGATCAGAGAAATCTAAATTTGTAAATTGATTGAGTGACATTAGATCCTAGAAGGTTGTAGTATAAAGTCTACTGTCTGTATCGGGAACGGTAGTCCTATAACATTATATGAAATTCGAATGTTCAAATCATTTGATTCTGGAGGATAACTTACAAATACAGTAGCAATTGATATTCTTGGTTCAAAGTTCTTTAGAACTGTTTTAATTTCACTTTCCAATTTATACGCCATCTCTGGCGTCTGTAATTCAAAAATTGAATTATCTACAGAAGTACCCAATAGGTCATTAAAAAATCTTTCACCTAGTTTGGTTCTAACTAAATTAATGACAGATTTTTTAATTGCATCTGCATCAGTTATAGTTACTATATCATTTGTCACAGGATTTCTCACAAATGATAAACTAATATCTTTAAAGTTGCGAGAAATCCCAGCCATTACTTACCAAACTAAGGGTATTTATTATATGTATAAGACCTTTTTACCACTTTTTCCCGTATGTTGGTTCAGTACCATAGTCCCAATCATCATAATCTTCATCATTACGAATCCTCTCGTGAAGGTCTGTTTGTTTCCTTAAGTTATGTTTGGGTGCAATGTCATGCATAACCTCTTGAATGATCCTTGTAGGAGGTGTGGCGTCATAGTCTGTGACTAATTTATCCGTACCCCACATAGATCTCATGTACTGAGAATTTCTGTCCACTGGTAAATTTGACATTTTTAGCTCCTGATTGTGAAATCAGAACTTTTTAAGGGGTTGCTATCCCTATTCAGTCTTTTCTATTACCATTTCATAATCATCTCCGAGTATTTCTTTCAAGTAATCTTCGTTCCAATAATCATAATACTCTGTTTTGGATAATTGTTTACGAATTTTACTTAATTTCATTTTTGATTGACACAAAATTAAGTTATATTTTCTATTATTTGTTGGAACTCCATTGATAAAAGTTTCTTTAGATGCACAATCTTCAAAGAAACTATAATATTGATACTTTTCGTTATAATATTCTACCCACTTTTGAACTCTATCCAATCTCCAAAAGTCTTCCACAATAAAAATGATGACATCATGACCTGGTTCGGGCACGATATCATCAATAGGTGTTTCTACAATAAGTGATCTTAACTTGGAAGCATAAGGACAGACAGAAAAACCACCTAACTCCTCACGTTCTTTGGATATTTCCGCAATCCATTCCTTGATGTATGCTTCCTTTTCAGTCATAAATCAACCTGCAGCAAGTGGTGAAGCTGTACTTGGAGTTGGTTCCGCAGGAGTTCCTACTTGTTCTGCAACATTATAACCAAAAGTTTTTGTATCTTCTGGTGTTTCTGGTGCAGAATTTGGGCCCATTGTTGGTGATGAGTCAGCCATTTGTTCTTAAAATATAATTTTAATTATTTAGTACTAACCTTGACCTCTGTAACGCTTACGAGCTTTGTTACGACTCGTTGCGGCACATTTAGTATGTTTGCCTTTACCTTGAAGTGTTTTCTTTGGTTTTGCTTCAACAATAACAGACTTACCACTTACCGATTTTTTTACAGCCATTTTAAATACCTCAATTTTTATTGGTTTTGTTTTCGCGCCGAAAATTACTCTTCAAACGCGCCATAACATAAGAATTCTAGGGATTCCGAAGAACCCCCCTTTAAGTAAAATCAGAGAATACGAGTCTTCTCGTGTCCAACACGAATCTTTGGATCGCACCAAATCTCAAAACCAGCCTCTTTTGCATCGAGACAGAACGATACGTCCTCTCCACACATATCTTGAACTTCTCCAGAATCAAAGACTTGCATCTTAGGTGCAAACCAGGGATACTCTAGAGACTCAAAGACACCCTTCTTAATCAGTACCCAACCGAAACCAGTGTAGTCAACTGTAAAGGGCTTACGGCGTCTCTGCATCGTCTCTCCGGTCTCGTGATTCATCACTCCACCATTGTTCTTGAAGTCATCTTCTTCCAACCAGTGTGCAACGGATGTGGTATGACCGTCTTCGGTCATATACCAACCAGCTGCAATATCACGATCCATTGCAACAAGACGATAGAACTTCTCTGTATCAAATACGATATCATTATCAATCCAGAGTTGATAATCGTAATTCAACTTACCATCCCAGGGTACTTGTTTCGGACCACGAAGTACATTCGCTCCAAGTACTTTGCATCGTGCAAAGTTAACCATTGAAGAATAGTCCTGAGAAATTTGAATTGATGCTCCAGTTTGTACGAGATCAAAACAAAGTTGAACAAATGCTTTTAAAAATGTATATGAACACCCACGACCAGGAAGACAGAAGATAATTGACTTACCACGAATGAGTTCCTTCGCAGCTTCAAGATCAAATTCTTCCTCACCTTTTTTTGGAGTAGGTGCAGTAGCTTTAATTGTAAATCCTTTTGACATAAAAATAGAATTGCAACGTTGTCATTCTACCACCACAAGTCAATTCATGCAATGGTTTCTGGTGTATTTAGAGTGTAAGTAACAATGGAATATCGGTTCTCCTCAAACAAATTACAAGCTGCTCTGATCATCTCAATCTTATGTTCAAGATCGCATTTCAGAACATTCTCTGCAATTATTTTCCCATCTACAAAGATACTATACACATTCTTCTTCTACTTTTGCAAGTAGATCTTCAATCTCATTTCTGAGTGAATTATTGATTACAAGAATCTTATCATTATCCAATCTGGACTGAATACATTCAATGAGTAAATCCTTTTCGTAATGATCTATATTTAATTGCATTTCCGAGTGACTTTGAGTTTCAAACATTATATATGAGTTTATTTCTTTTTACGTTTATTACTTGCATTTTTCTGTGCAGTTGATCTACACTGTCCAGTTGCTTTTCTTTTATCTCCATTCCCGAAGGTCGGATTCTTTTTTGGTTTCTTTGGGGACATAAGAGTACTAAGAGTAAGTGGACCTGGCCAGAGATTTATGGCCGGCAAAAATTTTTTTAAATGCGTTGAATATTTCGAACGCTCTTTGTCACCTCTGTAGGTTAGGGACTTAAGCGTTTTTATAACGGTACGCGACCCCGCGACGGACGCCCCACACGCCAAAACACTGCTCAAACTGC